TCGGAGACTGGACATTCCCAATCTGATAATGCCTTTTTATACTGGATAAAAAGCGCTTCATCAAGGATGACTACATCATCACCAAGAATGTAAAAAGCATTATTATGCTTATACCCATTCAAGATGAAAAGAAGTAGTCCATGAGAAAGTGCAAAGGAGGCAAAAGAAGGGTAGAGACCCAAGGGTTGGCCTTTTGACCAACGAATGGTTATATCCTTAAAATGCCATTCCCCTCTAGATAGATCCTGAAAAAGATCTACGTAAGCACGATCAATAATGATCCTGTCAAGTATCATTAATTGATAGTCAAGAGGGAAATAATCAGTTGCACCTGTTAAGTCAACAGAGTGAATGGTTGAACCTTTCTTAAGATGTTCAATAAGAATATCTTTAGGTTTGAGTTGATTGTAAGTACAATCCCAGGGAAGATCCCTAAGGATATCATACAAACAATCACCCAAAGGTTTAAGAGCAGCTTGGTAGACCCTAGAAGGGTTTGCCACAGCACGCAACTTATAACCAGGTTCCTGTATAAGACCGATGCGACCCACTGTACCGAAAGGTATAGGGTTGTTTCGATTCTTACCGCACCATTCAGCAAGGTGATCAATAGTACGAACACCTTTGATGACACTGGAGAAGATTGGTTCATAATCCCTATACATCTGGCGCCCAAATTGGGTATCAGATAAAAAGGATACTTGTCTAAGAAGATATTTATCTTCAGGACCAGAAGAACCATCAGGGAAAGGAACACGTTTAGTCGAACTTGCGTTATAAAACACAAGGGGACGTGGACGTGATAATTTCCTTCTCTGAATTCCTAATTCAGTGACAGCTTTGTTGACCTTCTCATACCAAGATGAGGGTATTTCAACAGGAGATGCTGTAACACCATCTAAGAACTTACGTTCTTGGGATTGTGTAATAGCAGGTGCTACAAAAGAGGTATAGGCTTGTAGGAGAGAAATGGTCTGAGACCATCTCTTCCTAGATCCTAAACACCAAGTTTGTAAACCTCCAAGAGAACCACCAAAGTGGTTTCCCTTTCTCTTGATGAAAGAGGAACATGGATCAAGACCAGCCTTCAACCTGATAAAATCAAGTTTGATAGATTTAAGTCTTGATACAGTCCATTCCTCACCACTATTCTGCACCCAATTTGTCAAAGAGACAAGAAAAGGTTTGGAAATGTGATGGGGAATCCCATAAGCGTCGGAGTATTTAAGTAGACCCTGAATGGTTGTATCCATATACCCCCCTATTACTAGTGGTGTGTATGAGAAACACATACTCTCTGTGAAAACAGATGGGTATGCAACCTATCGGGTACGACAAGTACTCCAATGAGGGTAGCTCACGCGTGTTCATTATGATCGACCTCTTAACAGACTGGAAAACCAGTTCTGAGATTCACCGAGCTGTGCTCGAATGTCACTCAGACTCTGTTTAAGATGTCTATTCTCCTTCTCTAACTCACGTATAGTATTATCCCTATCAGTAATGACAGAGGTAGTAGTAATACGGCTAATTCCTGCTTTATAGCCTTTCTCATATTCTTGCTTGAGGATTGATTTAATTTCGGCCCAAGGCCTACTTTTATCTATCCCGATAAGCTCGAGCAGATTAATGCATAGCAGGGTAGTTACCATAGTTATAACCTTGATATCACTATCATTGGAATAACTTGGGTTAGATAAGAACTTAGAACTCTTCATCAAAGGATAGATGGAGAGTGACCATGTGCACAATAGAGATAAAATCTGTGACAGATTCTTATCAATATGTTTTAAAACATGGTCTTCTAAGGTAATCAT